CACTATAAAAAACGTCAAGAAGTATCAAAATATAGCAAAGAATTAGCTGCTACTGAATTGATGGCAAATTATTTTGATAATACTATATCCTCAGTAATAGAATTTGAGAAATTATTTATTAAAGATCCTGCGTATTATAAAGATCCTGTAGATAAAATCAAACGTCTTCGTGAGGTATTGTCAACTGGTGTTACTCCTAGAATAGATTACGGAGAAGGTAACGAGTTATCAAATTTAACTGAAGTTAATGTAGGTACTTTATCAGATAATGTAATACCTAGTAGACAGCTTGATAGAATTAATGAATTTGCTAAAAAATCAGCTGCAGTAAGACTGTTACAGGAAATGCATGACATGACTCAAGAAGAAGCTCTTGCTATGTATGAGAGTGGTGAAGCATTACCTCAAGACGTTGAAGACGCTGCTAATCTTGTAGTTGATAGTAAATTTGGTGGTTATACCAAAGTAAACCAAACAGATGCTACCGTACTTATCTCTCCTGAATTCTATAAAGAATTAGTAAGAAGAATTGATGGGTGGACTCCCGAAGTAGCTAAAGCTTTTGATATATTAAATAACCCCGAAACAGATTATGAAGCTGATGCAGATACTTATAATGAAGCGTTAGCCGTTACATTAAAACCTTTGAAGTTAATGTATTTCGGGGATCATTATGATATAAATGCAAAGAGAGACATACCTGTATTTGACAAAATGGCTATGTTCCCAGTTCATAGAATATTCTCTACAGGGGATATGGGAGAAGTATTAAAAGTAATGCAAGCCAGAAACATACACATGCTTGCGTTTGAATCTGCAGTTAAGGTTGGTCAAAGAGTTGAAGAAGTTAAATCTAAGATCTATACAGATAAATCAAATACTAAGATAGATGTAGAAGGTTTAATGAACATGCCTACTCATAAGCAATCTTTGGTTAACTTTAGACGTCAGCTGGTAACAGATCCCCATCACGCGGATAGACAGATGTTTGTATCTCAAGCTCAGAAAGCAGCTATGGGTAACATTAGAACAGCTTGGACATATACTACTCCCGACGGTGTATCTTACTCAGGACAAGAGGTTATTGATAACTTCAATGGAGCTCATAACGCTATTACTGAATTTGGTAGAAAGAGTATAGAAAAAGACTTCGGCATTGATGCCAATAATCCACAAGCTAGTATTGTTAAGTTTGCCAATATTCTTAAGAGAAAAGCAGAAAATTCAAACATGAACGATAATGTTTTGAATGGTCTTACTGTAGAAGATGGCAATACTAATGCTCCTATTTCAGGTTTGTCTGATAACTCTTGGATTGAAAGTGGTCTTATATCAATGTTGAACAAAGCCATAGTAGATACCAATCTACCTGGTGGTATGTTCATTCAGATGTCTTCTATTTTGTATAACAGATTAGCTGTAACATCTGATATCAACAATGTAAGAAAGCTTAATTTTGTTAATAATGATGGTAGTATGGATTGTGTTATATCAATTAACTTATTGAAACACATCATACCTAATTATGATAAAATGACTTTTAGTCAAGCTAAAGAATGGTTAATAAAACACGATATAATTGGTCAAGATACAAAGGCAATAGCAATGGGTTATCGTATCCCTGCACAGGGTCAAGCTTCTACAGCAGCTTTAAGAGTAGTAGATGTTTATCCTGAACAGATTGGCGATACTATTACTCTTCCTGATGAATTTACTGCTTTGACTGGTTCAGACTTTGATATCGATAAACTATTTGTTGCTAGATATAACTACGATAATAATGGTAATAGAATCAAATTCGAAACAAAAGACCAGTATGTTCAAAGATTAAAAGCTACTGGTTTGGATGATGAAACTGTAGTAAGAAAAGCTTATGAAAGATATAATGGTAAAACTGATTTTGAAGCAAATAGTAGAGAAGCAAATGAGAACATGCTTCTTGACATGTACTTGTCAGTAATCAGTAATCCTATGAACTTTGCAGAAGCTAGACAACCTCTTGACACTGTAACAGATTATTTAAAGGATAAGATTCTTAAGGATGTAGATAAATTAACTGGTCAAGGTAAGAGAACTAGTAAATCTCAATTATATTTCTCTACTCCAGCATTCCAGAGTAGGACTAAAGCTGAGTTGAATGGCGGTAAGTTTGGCATTGGTCCGTTTGCATTAGCTAATGCTCATCAAGTATTAACTCAATTAGTTAAATTGAATTTCAAACCAAATAAAGTATTGAGCGATTATGGTATACGTGATTTGCATCACATTCAAAGTGAAGATACAAATAAGATCAATGTTTTAGACTGGTTATCTGCTTTGATTAATGCTCACGTAGACGTAGCTAAAGATCCGTATATTATTCGTTTGAATGTACGTAAATTAACTTTTAACATGACTAACTTCTTAATTAGAAGTGGTAAAGGTGAAAGTACATTCTATTTCTTACCTCAACAGATATTAAAAGATTATGCAACTGAATATGATAAATATTCTGGTTTTTACGGCGTTGAAATACCTGCTGGTAAAAATCCTGAAAGGTTAGCATTTACTAAAGTTTGGAATGATTATTATAAGAAAGCAAAAGAGTTATCTGACGGTAAGAAAGAGAATCTTTTAAACTATCTTAAGGATAAAGGTGTAGGTACTAATCAAAGAAAAACTATGTTTACTGTATCACATCTTAGAAAACAATTGCATAAAACCGAAACTTTTGATTGGTACTATAATCAGTTATTAATTCTTAAGGCTTATGAAGAATTAACTCCATTTTCTAAGAGTTTGTCAGAATTAACTAACTTATCTCAGATCGATACTAAGAGATTTGGTAATAACTTTGGTTTACAAAGTGCATTCTTGGATAAATGGAAACAGTATATGACTGAACAGGCTGTTTTCAACAATCCTTTAAAAGTGTTTACTAATACGTTCTTAGGTAAGAAAATGATTGATGGATTAGTATTTCCTAGAAATGCATTCCAGAATATTATGATTAGACTTACTCCAGAATTTGAAACTTTACGATCATTAATCGAATATTATACTAAAGGCTATGCGGTAAGTGATGATACCTATATTAACAATATCACTAGAGCAATGGAGATATCCTATAAGACTAAATTCTTTAATCAGTACGTTAAAGATAATCAAATGGGATTCCGTGGTATGCTATTTGGTAAGGATAGTATTTCTAGAAGATTAGATAGACTTAAATCCGATATATTACAAGGCAAATACCCTTCATTACTTGGGAGTGATGGTAGTTTTTCAAATGTGTTGATTAACAATATCTTTAGCAGACCTAAAGAAGATGAAGCAGAATTACAAGGACCAGATTTCATTGCATATAAACCAAATAAGAGTGGTGATAATAATTTAGAAAATGAAATAATTCGTGCTTGGGAAGAACTTTACGAAAGTGATTATAAAGAAGTAAGAGAATTTGCTAAAGATCTTGCAATATATTCTTTCTACACTTCTGGAGATGCTTTTGGTAAAAATAATATATTTAGATATGTTCCTAACTCCATAAGAGAAGAAATAGGGTATTTTGATTATATTAGAGAATTGGAAAAACATCCTGAAAATGTTATATCCCAAATAGATTTACAAGAGGTAATTAAAAATCTGTGGTGGAATGATCATGTAGTTCCTGCTATTGAATACTACAAATTGGATTCTAGCTATGAAACTATTGAAGAAGAAGGTAGAGCAGTATACAGACCTGTAGCTCACGATGATAGTGGATTGTTTGTAACCAATAAGAAAGGAGAACAAGTTGAGATACCGTCTATAATCTATGATGAATCTAGTAAATTTAGGGGCATTGTAGGTTATAATGAAGCTGGTAATCCTATACATTATCTTTACAAGAAAGTTAAATTAGATAAGAATAATGATCCTAGAACTACTTTCTTATACAAATACATCGGTATAGATGAAAATAAAGTACCAGTATATCAATTAATTAATAAAAAAGGTTTAAGTTATAAGGGTAACGTACTTGTTGAATTTGGTTTTAAGAAATCTTCTGTAGGTTATAATAATGTAGTACCTACAGGTTTAGATTTTACTCCGTCTAAGGCTATAACATATGTGCAAGGTTTAACTCCTGTTAAAGCTAGTTTACAGACTAAGATATTCAATCAAGCTGGAGAATTCAATGAAAACGCTTTACAGACTGTAGCTACTGAAAACGTTGACTTACAGAATACTGAACCTTTAGCTTATCAAGAATGGTCTAAGACTTATCAATCAAGAAATGGTGAAGCTGCATCTCAAGAAGCTTATCAGCAGTATCTTGATAATTTTGAATATGGTGCAAAAAGACAGATATCTACCAAATCTAGAAAAACTTACACTGGGATGATAAATTCACTAGAGCCAAATCAAATATTTGTATTTGGCAGTAATACTCAGGGTAGACACGGCAAAGGAGCAGCACTAATTGCTAAAAATAAATTTGGTGCTGAATATGGCAATCCAGAAGGTCCTCAGGGTCAGTCTTATGCTATTGTTACTAAGGATTTAACTAAACGAACACATCCTTCAAGAACTCCTGAACAGATAAAAGAACAAATTCACAATTTGTATGAGTACGCTAGAGAAAATCCAGATAAAGAATTTTTAGTAGCTTACTCTGGTACTGGACAAAATTTGAATGCGTATTCAAATCAAGAAATGGCGGATATGTTTAGCAGTGAACCTATTCCTGATAACATAGTATTTGAACAAGAATTTAATAAGCTAATTCCTATTCAAGCCACAACAGAAAAATCCAATACAGTTCCCACTACAAAGATAATATCTGGTGGTCAAACAGGTATAGATCGCTTAGGTTTGGAAATAGGTAGAGAGTTAGGATTAGAAACAGGTGGTACTACTACTCCAGGCTACTACACCGAGAATGGACCAGATATTAGTCTACAAGAGTTTGGTGTAACTGAAATAGCTCCTGAATTACAAGCTGGTAAAAAAGGTAAAGAATTCTATTTGCCAAGAACTGAACAAAATGTCATTAATTCTGATGGAACAGTGTACTTTAGCACAGATGAAGATAGTGCTGGTAGAATTGCAACACAAAGATTTGCTAAGGCGCATAATAAACCATTTCTATTAAATCCAACTAGTCAAGAACTGGCACAGTGGCTTGTAGATAATAACATCAATACGTTGAATGTAGCTGGTAATCGTGGTTCTAAAGTGTCTCCTGAGTTTGATTCTCAAGTAAGGGAAACTATTAGAAGTGCCTTTAAATCTCCTACTCAACAGAATCTATTTGCAGATGAACAATCTTCAGAAACCATTAACATGGAAGTAAAACCTTCAGAAACTCCTACTCAGTTTACTGAACTTCAACAATATGCTAATCAAGTAGGTTTAACAGAGGCTTTACCTAAAGTAGAAGAAGTAAAACAAGCTGTTGAAGAAACTAAGCAAATACAAGATAAATATGTATATACTTTTGATGACGGTTTAGAAGTTAAATTAGATTTTGAATTGAATGATCAACAGAAATCTGCTTTGAAAGAGTTAGAAGCATTTGTTAATGGAGATGATACATCTATTACTTTGTCTGGTTACGCTGGTACAGGTAAGACCACTATTATGGGTATATTTAATGAGTATTTGAAGCGTAGAATACAGGCAGATATTATTTTCTCAGCTCCAACCCATAGAGCGAACGCTGTAACTAGACAGAAAACCCCAAATGCAAAAGTGGTTACACTTCAAAGTTTATTGGGATTACGCCCTGATTTTGACATTACTGAAGATGTATTTGATCTACACAAATTGAAATTTGAACAAGTAGCTGCTGTTAAAATAGAAGATGCTTCAATAGTTATAGTTGATGAGGCTTCAATGATTCAAGATAGTTTATACGATTTCTTACTTAAACAAATTGCAGCAAAAGGTGCTCAGATCATATTCGTGGGGGATAAAGGTCAATTAAGACCAGTAAAAGCAAATAATATATCTAAAGTATTTAGAAATGATGGTGCACAATTGCAGTTAACCAAAGTAGAAAGAACTGGAGATAATCCTATATTAAAAGAATCTACTAGAGTAAGAAATGGGGAAGGCTTTAGCTATGAAACAGACATTGCTCCTAATGGTCAAGGAGTTGAATATTCATCAGACAAAACTAGAATTAGAGAATTTGTTAAAACTTCATTAAAAGAAATGAAAGATTCACAAGATCCTCTATATTTTAGAGTCTTGGCTGCAACAAATGCTTCTGTAGAAGCTTATAACTCTGCAATAAGACAAATTCTGTATGGTAGGAGACCAGCACAACTGTATGAAGGAGAACTTGTAATGGGTTATTCTAATAGAGAATACGATTCTTTAAGAAAGAAATACAAATTAATGAATAGTGGAGACTACGTAGTGCAAAGTGTTAAACCCACTACTATTCAAATTGATTTAACATATCCTGACAGAAAAGAAAGTATAAGTATGGAAGGATATAAAGTTACTCTCAAAGACGCAATAGATACTTCTGCTTCTTCGTTTACTATTGATGTAGTATCTAATTTTGAAACAGATGAAAATATCATAAAAGTTCAAGAATATATACAGACCTTGTGGAGTATGCGTAAGCAATTGTTAGCTGAGGGAAATCCGACTGCAGCTAGATCTGTTGTTGAAAAAATTAATAGGATACAAAATAAAATTCACACTATGCGAGATATCAAAGACGCTAATGGTAGATTAAAGCTTAGAAAATCGTTTGATTACGGATATGCTCACACAATTCATAAATCTCAAGGTGGTACTTATAGTAAAGTTTTAATTAACGACAGTAGTATAAATACTTTTGGGTTTAATGATAAAAACGGTCAAGAAGTAAGACAAGAATTGAAGTATGTAGCAGTATCTAGAGCAAAGAACTATGTAATGGTTCAGACTTTAGAAAAAGCAAAACAACAGGTAGTAGAGGATTATGATTTAGATGAAGAATTTGTATCTGCCACTACAGCTGATTTAAAACAAGCAGCTAATGATTCTGCTACAGAGGAATTAGATAAAATGGGTAAACAACGTAAAAAAGAATGTGAATAATTATGCAGTGTTTAAATATTAAAAATCCAGAAGTTGCAGCTTTACTTAAAGAGTATACAGAAATATTAGGTAGTGAGAATGCTGCATATTATGTTCTTTCAGAAAACAATGGCTATGGCATAGATAAGGCTCCCAATGGGGAGCCATCTAAGCTATTTTCAGACCTTTTAGAGCATTATAATGGTGATAGAGTAGCTGCTATTCAAGCTAAGGCTAGAACTTACTCTGAGAGCTTTAAAGACTGGTTTGGGGATTGGGTTAATCCATTAAAACCTGGTGATATCGTTTTTGGTCACCCTGCAATTGGTAAAACATACTCATTGGAATCTGGTAAATATAAGGATAAAATCATTGATTGGGATGTAGAGTTCAATGAAAAACGAGACAAATGGATTGAAGACCACTCAAATACTGTTAAAGGAACTCCAGAATATAAAAAAGCTAGAAATGAGTATTTGATTTATCCAGAAAATCATCCAGATTATGTAGAGTTTCTTACAGAAGAATGGGAAAGAGTGAAAAATAAAGTCAAAAAAGAAGGTAAAATATTATTTGCTTCTCCACATAATTTACTTAAAATGTTTCCACAAGATTTTAATAGAATTATAAATTTAAAAGATGATGACTTTATAAAAAGAAATATTGGAAGAGGTGGAAAAGAAAAAGAATCTAAATTATGGAAAGAAGGAATAAATGAAACAATTTCAAATACTACAGGGATACCTGTAGAATATTTAAATGAAAATCAATATTTTGAGGATTATTTAAATAAATATATTGGTGTATCCAAAGTAGTAGATGAGAATGGGGAACCTTTAGTAGTATACCATCATAGTAGTGATAATATTACTGATTTTAGTGTTTACCCATCAAAAAGGTACTATGGTAGTTATTTTTCTTTAATTCCTTACAAAGAATATGGCGTAAATCAAACTGTTAATTTTTTGTCTATAAAAAATCCATATGTTACTGACGTAGAAGAAACAATGGAGTTTGGTAAAACCAAAGAATTAACTGATTATATAGCAAATAAGCATGTAGACTCATTATACGATGGTATGATAGGATTAAACAATTTGCTGCCAGAAGATGTAAAGACTTTTTCTAATCCTAAAGAAATATTAGAAATTGTTACTTTTAATCCAAACCAAGTTAAATCAATAGATAATCAAGGTACATTTTCTACTCAGGATAATAATATTTATAATCAAGAAGCTGCTACTCAAAACGCTACTGGTAGAAATAAAGAATTAGCTTTATTACTGCGAGAGATATATCCAAACATTGAAATAGATGCATTAACAAACCCTAATCTTAGGGGACAAGCCCAAGTAGAAGGATATATGGCTGGTAGAGTATTATTAAATGCTGCATTAGAAAATCAAGACACCTTACCTCACGAATATGCTCATCATTACATTGCTTGGTTTAGAAATGCGCCTATTGTACAAAGAGGTATAAAACAATTTGGTAGTGAAGAAGTTTTAGTGCAAGCAATAGGTGAGAATTCTGTTAAAGCTTTAAAATGGTATAATAGATTTTTTAATTGGATAAAAGGATTATTTAATGAAAAACAAGACACTTTAAACGAAATCACAAAAGCATTTTTATCTGGTCGCACATTGGGTAATTCTTACTTCTTTGGTAAAGAAACACACAATCAAAAAGCTGTTGAAGTTCCAGAAGCTATAAATAATATATATGACAAATTGATGTCTTCTATTCATCGTAGAATGAAAGATATCCAGTATTCTAAATATACAGACCCAAATAAACTAGATGAACTGAGAGCTTTAGAATTTAGATTAAATCAGTTAGAAAACGATAAAGCCACATTAGAATTCATAGATTACATGGATCAAGATATCAATTCTGCATTAGATGAAACCTTAAGAATATTATCCAAAGTAAAAGAAGCTGCTAAATACGGTAATGATCATGAAATCTCTAATGCTGAATTGGATCTGATTAAAAAAGGTTATATTGGATTCTATAACAATATTGCTACTAATTTGCAGAATATGCTAGATGATGATACTACTTTTGATTATTTCAATAATGAACAATTGATTAATGATACAAAAGTAGCGTTAAAAAGAATCATGGGCAATTATGCAGAACTTGTTAGAAATTTCAATAATGTAGTTGACATAATCGCCAAAGATAATTTCATAAAAGAAGCTACCAAAGCCGGTTCTTATACTGTAGATCAATTGAAAAACATTCTAGAAGAAGGCGATTTGGATATTAACTTGTGGGATCAATGGATAGGCAGTACACAGTATTCAAATAGTGAATTAGTTAGAATTATGATGAATAAAATAATTGCTGTTAAAAATGCTGTGGCAGATGAAGAGAGAATCAAAGGTAAAGAACTATTAAACCTATTAGACCAAGTAGATAAAGCTAAATTGGCTTATTTCCATGAGAAAAAAAAAGATGGTCATAAAACAGGGTTTATGACTAGAGATTTGAATTACGGTGAACATTATCAGAAGCTTTTCAAATATCAAAGAGATTTAGCAGATAAATTAGGCTTCGGGGATAAAGATATATCAGAAGTACCGGGTTTATTAAATAAAGAACAGTTAAAAATTTGGAATACTGAAAACAATAAATGGCACGCTAAATACAGTATTCGTAGATTTGTACCAGAGTATTATGAATTAACAAACAGTCTTAGTGAAGAAGCTAGAACAAGAAGAGATACAATTAATATGGAAATTAATTTGCTTCTTAATAACACTAGAGATGAAAATGGTGATATACATAGAGAATTATTATCTGATGAAGACTATGGTAAATTACAAGAATTAGAAAATAGTAGACGTAATTTAGCAAACCCATTTTATGCAGATGGTACTACAAAAGCTGGTTTAGATTTGGAAATAGCTAGAGAAATGCAGCAATATAATGAAAAGCTTAGAACTAAGTTGAACTATAAACCCAATATGGAGAAGTACAACAAAGCTAAAGCGGTTGCTAAGAAGAATCTTTCTCCAGAATTATTCAAGAAATGGGAGCAGAGAAATTCTGTTGAAAGAATTAAAGAAGAATTCTGGGAAGATGTTAAAATGCTATCCTCTAATCCAATTAAATCTGATAATCAAGTATTATATGAAAATGCTAGAAAGAATCTTTTAAAACTGTACGCTAAAGAAGATGGTACATTCAATACTGACGCTATGCCTGAGAATGTTAAGTCTATGATAAATACATATGATGTAATGATATCTGATGAAGCCATTGCCAATAGAGATAAATCAAAGAAATCTAGAGTAATGGAGATAGCTAAATGGGAAATTAATCCTAAATTCTATGAAGAATTTGAACGCATGGAAAAACAGGGTGAAGCTGCATTTAACGCATGGTTCTCTGTAAATGCTAGATACACTTCTAGAGGTGACGTTGTACCAGCTTCTTTTTGGCGTAAGTTAGTTCCAAAGGATGAATTTAAATCAAAATATGTAGAAAGAATACCTAACAGATCTTGGGCAGAAATCGATAGGGAATCTCCATTCTATGATCCTAGATTTACTAAGTATGAAGATCGTGGTGAAACTGTAATACCAAATCCCAAATACTTTGATAATAGTGCCGCTTATAAAAAGATTACCAATGATCCTAAATTGAAAGCATTATATGATACTCTAGTAGATGTTATGGATTTATCTAATTCTAAAATTGGATTCCTGAGATACGCTAATAAATACAAATTACCTCAGATTGAAGGTGGTTCATGGACTCAAATCCGTAGTAAAGATAACTTCTTAAAAGGTATAGCTTACGCTGCACAGGATTTATATACAGTAAAAGACGATGATGATAGATACATGATAGAAAACGCTAAAAGATCTGATGGATCTTTAGTTAAATTAATACCTACCAGATATATTAAAATGCTGGATAATCCTGATGCAATTACAAACGATGTAGTAGGTTCTATCATTCATTACTACAAAATGGCTGTAAACTACGAAAAGATGAGTGAAGCTGCTCCTGAATTAGAATTAGCTTTAGATTTCGTTAGTAGAATGGATTTTAAAGATAAAAAAGGTGGTAAAATATCTGGAGTAGAAAGTAAAACTTATGACAAAATGAAAGACTTAATGGATCGTTTTGTTTATGGGATGGAAAAAGATGCTAAAGAAGTTGATGTAAAACTACCAAAAGGCAAACACGTTAAATTAAGTATTGATAAATTAGTAAATAACTTAGCGGCATATACAAGAATACAAGGTATATCCCAGAATCTTAATGTTATTTTAACCGGTTTGATTACAAACAAGATTCAAAACAGATTGGAAGCAATGTCTGGTATTTACTTTGGAAATGAGGAACTTGCTAAAGCAACTAAAACTTTATTACCAGTTTATGCAGATGCTATTAAGAACATTGGTAAAGCTAATAATAAAAACAAGGTACTGTGTTATCTTGAATTTTTAGGTGTAGTCAGAGACAATGAACAAACATTTAGCAAACTGAATCAGTCTCGATTACTCAGGGCTTTGAATCAACATTACTGGTATTTTGGTCATGAAATAAGCGATATTATTACTAAAGGTAAATTAGCTCTATCTGTAGCTTTTTTCAATAAATACGATCCTGAAACTGGTAAATTTGTAAATAAAAATCAATTTTTAAGAAAATTCAAAGATAAGAAGAAAGGTAAAGCTGCCTGGAACGCATTAAATATTACATTCTTTGATGCTTTTGAAGTTAAAAATAACCAACTAGTAGTAAAACCAGAGTATGCTAATATAGTGGATGAAAGAACTATAAATAAAATAAAGAACACTACTAAACAAATTGCTACTAGAATTGATACCCAGTTAACTGATTTAGATAAATCAAAATTACATTCTACTTTGATTGGTCAGTTATTACTTATTTATCGTAACTTTATCTTGGTTAACTTACAAACTAAATTCTTAACTAAGAGACAGTTCAATTATTCTACCGGTATGTGGAGTGAAGCACAAATACCTGCTGCATTTTCTTATTTAGGTAGACATTGGGCAGAAAATATAAGTTTTCTAAGGAAACATTTCTTTGATCAAAAGAAAATAGATCAATTAAGAGAATTATACAAAGATCATTATGATGAATTAGATGATTATGAAAAAGGTTGTTTAAAGAGAGTTACATATGAATTTTTATTTTCTACTTTAGGTTTTTGGTTGATTTCTTCCATAATACGTGCTATAGCAGATGAAGACAGAGATAACTGGTGGAAACAGGAAGCTGCATATCTTACGTTAAGATCCTCTTTGGAAACTCGTGGTAATGTATTACCTATTGAAGTATTTAATATGCTTAATACTCCTACTGCCGCATGGTCTACATTACAATACTGGGGTGATTTAACTACAGTGGCTTTGCAAGATCCTACAGAAGAAATAAATAAAGGACCATATAGAGGTCTGAACCGATTACAACGATCCTTAATTAAGGCAACTCCTTTAAGAAGTATATATGAAGCAAAAGATCCAAGATCAAAGTTAGAATATTATGATAATTTGATTTCAATTTTTTAGTCTACGGCCCTAAATTTTTTAAAGGCAACAATAAGAAGCCCCTTTAGTATTATACTATTGGGGCTTTATTGTGTCTTGTAGTGTAATATTTTCACTTAATGGTTTTATCGTTTTAGCATTTTCATCAAACAAATACTTATGTAGTTTACCATTTACTCCAGCATTCCAAAAATTCAATATCTTGATTTTTGTTTCATAACCAAGTGATTTGTACAATCCGTACTCAATCTTTCTAGTTATGACATGTATACAATAAGCTCTATTAAAAGCTAGAACTGTATATTTAATCTTATTCATAGTTATAGTATAACTACAATGAAATAAATGATGTTGTTTTAAAGTATTTAATAAATAAGGTTTTATATTATGAAATACTAAAAAAACGTGACTTGAAAGAAGTGGATTATTAACATCATTCATGTACATGTTAACAAATTCACTATCATCCAAGTCACGTTTACTTAAAATATCACCGAAAATCTGAGGAAGTGAAAATATACTATGTTTAGTATATTTATCTATCAACATATTATTTCAGCACCGTCTTCATCATAGTATTCTTTCATATGATCCCATAGATTATTGTTTTTATGCCAAGCAATTCGTTTTATAGCATAATCTATGGTTACAAGTCTTTCCTCAACTGTTTTAGGATTGAATTTAAAGACTCTAACTTCATACCCATCATGAGATTGTACTGCAACAATATAAGTTTCGTATTCATATTCTTCAATATTAAGTTTTAGTTCATTTTTAAAATACCAATGGATAGCTAACCAATAATAGGCTAATTGACGACAATAATCAAATTCTTCTACTGAGTGTTTAAAATTATAAACATCAGCTGTCGTCTTTATATCCACTAATATTATTTTTTTATTCGTATGATCTATCATTACTCTATCTAGTAATGATTTACATGGAAGATCCCCCAATGAAGAAGCATTAGGATATTCCCAATTAATATGAAATTCATTATGAACTTCAAATGTTTCTGGATACTTGAATAATAATTCATTTGCTTTCTTATGATCTTCCATATTTTTCTTAATTGCTTTTAACATATTAAGATCTGCAAATGATATTACTTTTTTAGAATCTTTATTTCTAAAGTATTCTATATAATTTTGGTAAGTTTCTACTAATTCTTTTGCTTCTTGTATTCTTTTATCTATTGATTTATTATTACTATAAGCAGAATTATAACTCATAAGTAATATGTCATCTTCAGATGTAAGAGGGTCTACCATTTTTGCATTTGCGTAGAATTCGAGTAAATCCTTTTGTTGCTTTACTTTAGGTACTGCAAAGTCCAATATAATATAATCTTTCCAAAATTCTTCTGGTTGAAGAATATATTCATGTATCATAGTACCTTTATCCAGAAAACTAGCTTTTAGACCTTCTTTTCCGTCAAGCATTTCTTTAAGATATCTTGGTCCTTTTTTTAAGAACCATCCGATATTAGAATTACTTATACGAGTAAGATCTTCATAATACGGTATAGATGTATCCATTATTCTTCAAACAAAATTAGATTTTCATATGCATTTATACTAGCGTAAGTCATCATATCATTATATTCATCGCAAGATAACATAATATCTAATTCTACCTGATTGAATTCTTCTACCATATTCTGTTCGTCTAACTTAACGTTAATCTTTTCGTAATTTTTCATAATTCAAATGTTAGTGGTTTGTATTTAATCGAATAAGATTCATCTAATATGCTTACATTAGCATATTTTGTGCCTGCGTACTCTTGTAATGTGTGATCTCCGGAATGAATGTGTCCAGATAATACATATTTAGGCTTTTTCTCTACTATTTCATCAAATAAGTAGATATTACCTGCTGGTATACCATTGGGGTATGTCTCACTTTTACGTTCCATAATATTTGCTACATATCCTACTTGGGGAGAATCATGACACATCAATATATCTACATCTTTTGGGATAATACTATAGACACTTGGTAATATAGTATTACCAGGCATATATGCCCAACAACCAAAATCTTTACAATACGGCGTACCAAATATTTTGTAGTATTTATCATCTACACCTGAATAAATATTTACTTCTCCATTAATTAAGATAGTTAATTTATCAAATAGATATGTCTGAGGTTGAGTAATCATTTTTTCAAACCAAAAATCATGATTACCTGGAGTAAGTATTACTCTATCACAAGGTAGATTCATAATCCATTTTTGAAACTCATTAAAGAACCATTTTGTCATTTGAATATAGTCTCTTTGAATTTCTAATGGTGAAATATCTCCACAAATTAATAGTGTATCACACGGTTCTATATCAATAAGATTACCATGTATATCACTAATTGCTGTCACTTTCATATCCTACTTTTCTTCTAGTTTTGGTTTTATCTTTAATAAATAAATATTCGTTAAATTTATCATTAAAGAAAGTATTAGTAGAAATAAATTTAATCTCTTCTACTTTTAAGTTTTTTAACTTCTCGTTCATGTTCGGTTAACATTTCATTACATTTATCTCTTAAACATTCTACGAAAATAAGACATTCATTTCCTTCAAATTGTTTAAAGAATTGATCTGCAACTTCTTTGTATATATCTATACCATGATTTTGTTTACAATATTCTTTATGATCACTTAGAATCATATCTTCAAAATCATCATCAGCTTTTTCAAATATATGCATTAAAATTGCAGTTCTATGAGATATTTGTATGAATTTTCTTTTATAGTTCTTGAATTCGTCTAATACATTCATCTGTTTCTTTATGATTGTGTACTACAAATAACTTATACTTATCAGCTAAACCTTTATTTAATAATGACCACATAAACCATTTCCATTTATAAGGCCATACATCATTAGGTCTTCCTTTAGCTTCGATAATAAAATTATCTCCAACAAAATCTGGAGTATAAGTCATAGCACGAATCTTTTTGCCACAAAATGTAAATGATGGAATTAATTCAAACTTAATAGGCTCATATTCTGCTTTGAGATTATGAGCCTTTAATTGTTTATAAACATAAGTTTCTAATTGTGATTTAAATTGTATTCCATCATATACATTAGGTGTAGCATTTTTAACCTTTTTGTTCTGTGAGGTCTTTCTTTTTCTTCTTATAGATTTCATACGCTTCTAATATAGCTTCGATTCCTTCACAGACCAATGTAGCACCAAGATTAGAAATAAATACAATTAGTGCTAATTCAAATGTTGTTATTGTCATTTTCTATTTTTTAATTATTTCAATAATGAATAATCTTCTTAAGTTAGAATATATTTCTAAACTTAATATAGTTCCACATACTATAGTACACAATAGACTTGCAATATCCATATCTTGAACTTTAATTCCTGCTATTGTATTTGCTACAAATACTATTATAAAAAGAGTATAAATAAAAAGATATATACTAGTTATTATAATATTTTTATACTTTTTTAGCTTCTTTAGTTTCATGTTTTTCTAGATATTTAGAAAGTTTTTCCAAAGATATTAAATCGTAGTTAGCTAGATTTCCATCTATGCCTACATCTACTCTTAGTTCTTTAGAATCTATATTTATTTGATCTACTTTTCCATGACAGTGACCATGTATCATAACAGATCCTTTATCTTTATGTTCCCAACTTAACATTGGAAAATGACACATAATAATTTCTAGATCTCGATACAAGAAATTATATACAGATTTCTTAAACTTAATATTCTTGATTTGAGTAATATGATTAAAATAACATTTTAAATGATCTGGTATTTTATCATGATTACCCAGTATTAATATTTTATTACCATTTAGTCTTTGAAATAGTTTTCTTTTATCTTCTACTTCACCAAATGCTAAATCACCGAGAATATATACTGTATCTTTCTTATTTACTCTAGAATTCCATAACTGTATCATAGCTTCTTTAGCCTTTTCAACAGTATTTCCAAATAATTCTTTACGTTTTGGATGGAATTCTAAGATACGATCATGAAAGAAATGTAGATCTGAAGTAAACCATATCATAGTGTTTCTTTTAACCAATTTTTAATAATTTCAAATCCGTTTAGTTTTACTGCATCAGATATATCTTTAGCTTTCCATTTCTTATGAACTAAAAAACCATTTAAGCCTGTTTTAAGACTTATTTTACGCATATTTTTAATACCTGAAACGTCTCTATCAAAACAAATTAAAATACACTTAAATCGTCTCTTAAGCTGATTTAACGCTTTGTCTGATATAAAAGTACTTTCTGAAGATGGTGATATTGCAGTATATCCCATTTCATATAAACACATAACATCTTTTAATGACTTAGTAATAATTAATAAATCACCTTTTTCTGGTAATTGTTCATATCCTTGAATATCATAAGGAGCTAAATTATTACGCCATTTAGTATATTTATCTGCTAATGGTCTATAAATCTTAAAATGATCATATACTTTATAAGCATACATAGGATTTTCATCCTTATATATACCTTTAACAACACCATCACATAAATAATATTTTATACTAGATACATTAAATTTAGTTAATGTTTCCTTAGTAATACCAAATTGTGACCAATATTGTTTATCAACATCTGTCCAATCTTGTCTAACAACACCTATTACAGTATCTTTAGATTCATATTGCTTTGTACTTTTAAGTTTGGTATTATTAGTAATAGACATATCAGTTACTATACGATTTAATATGTCATTATAATTTGTTAAACCTGTATAAAGCTCTACAAATTTAATAACATCTCCACATTCACCATTTCCATGATCTTTAAATAGTAATTTACCTGATTTTCTACTTCTGAATATTCCAAATGAAGGATTTTTATCTTCTCTAAATGGACTATTATATATATAACCAATCTTAAATTGTCCAATATATCTAGCGTAAATATCATATTCTGTGACTTTTGATAAGATGTAATCCAAAGTAATTGGAGTATCTTGCTGTTTTATTTTTGTAGAGTCATACATATGATATAGATTTAAATAAAGTGAAGAGTGGCGGACTCGAACCGCCCCATTTAAATACATGCTAGTTAGCATTTGTATTAGGCCCATTCACACATCTGCTCATTTCTTATTAAAGAAATATGTGCTTACTCTTCTCCACCTTTAACAATACCCCCTGTGTGGTCAGTGCCAGCCTACGATCTGGTATACTTACATGACAAAAGTCAGAGGTAGTATAGTCTTCGTTCTATCTGCAGAATAGCTTATATCTTAAAACGGCAATCCGTTAGGATCGGCGCTATTATTTTCATCCATAGAACTTCCCATAGAGAAAGGACTTGGATTAGATTTTTCTAAATCTGCTACAATAGGTTTCTCAAATTGATCGATACCTAATTTTACAATAACAGATTTATTTTCGTTTACCAAAGACATTGGTTCAATAAACGTATACTTTGCATACTTTGGTAGTGTAGTATAACCACTATTATTGTATACAATTTTAACTCTTAATGGAGTAGTCAAATCTGCTTTATTCAGCATTTCTGTTACCCATTGAGCAAACTGAGTGAAGTTTTCACCGATAAACTTACGATCTTCAGCATTAGGATAATAACATTTTAAAATTTGTTCAATTCTTGAAAATTGATTATCACATTTATTCTGAAAACTTTCTTCAGTTTCATCAGATCTCTTAGAAGGTTCCCACTCAGTATGCGTCAGCAATTTACCTTCTTTTTCAAACTTAAATTCAATAAAACTATTACCATTAATAGATTTATCAAATCTTACTGCAGTTAACATTACGTTATCTTCAATACCTGCTGACAAGTGTGCTACGTCTTTCTTTACAATAGTCTTGGCTCTTTCGGAACTATACATATTCTTTAATTTTGGTTAACTTAAACTTCTGGTAAATAAATTCTGTCCCAATGAAATACTAATTCATTGTTTTCATTGCTTTCTGCAATTACTATTTTTTGCTCACGCAAATGTGGTGCTCTTGCTCCTTTTGTAGTTTCATCTTTACTATCGAAATTAATAATTGTTTCATTACCTTTTCGATACATAAAACCTACTGCATCAGCTTCACCACATATAATATCTCCTAGTTTACCTACAAGATCTAAGGACATTTCTGTCATATCCTCACCATTCTTATTAATCATTTTATCCTTAGTATGACCAATAAGGATTAAGTTATCAGTAAGTTCTTTAAACATATCGATAACTTTTCTTACAGCAAGTCTAATATATTGATATCCTGCTCCTTGTGGAAGTAATCTAACATCAGTACCTTGCCAAGATTTTCCTTGAGGTTGAGCTTTATAGAGAGTACCTGCGTAAGGTAGACATATCTCTTCTAGTCGTGTAGCATTATCTATAGTAATATACTTATAGGGCTTTTTACCTGTTTCTTTGATCTTTTCTCTGATTGCATTTGCAATATCAGCAAAATCATTAACAGTTCTCGCTTGTACTGCCAATGCATCTAAGAATTCAGAGCCACCCTCTAGATCAATAATTAAATTATTCTCCAGAGCTGCTACACAACTAGTTTTACCAGTTTTAGGTCGACCGTAAATAATCAAAAATCTAGGATTATTTACTTTTGCTTTTACTTTTTCTGTAGGTAATACTATCATATTAAGATAATTTTACCTTTTCAGATATAGTTTGATAAGTTACGAAAGAATTTGATAAAATTTGAAAGAATCTGAAAAGTTTTGTTAATAATTACGCAGCAAAAATAGCGTTAATTTCTACTGCAATATTATAAATGTTAATCTGATCTTCTTTCTTCATAGTTGTAAAGAAATCAGAACGGGTAAATGTCGGAATAATTTCCGAACCTACCTGAATATAATTACCATGAATTTTAATCGGTGTATCACAGATAATAAAATCATAAGTAGGATTATTAGCATAATATGCACATTCTAACAAATGTGTAGCTGCTTTATTCCATTCCAGATTCAGAGAAGTAGGAGAAATATTTGTAATTGTAAAACTCGGCTTCTCAAACGTATATTTCTTCGTCGGTTCATCACCGAAGATGATATAAATACTATCTTTCTTATCTTCTTTCTTTGCCCAAGGAACCAGATTCTTAAAGGCTTTTGTCAGAAGATTATCAATATAATTATCATCTTTTTTCTTACTGATTTTCTCGTAATACGGATTCAAGAAATCATAAGTGTTAAAGTTAAAGTTATTATTGTTACCCTTTTTATTCAAAAATGTTGTAGTCATGTTAGCCAAAAATTAAATTAATACTGTGGTTTATTCTCAGATCTATCTACTTCAATTAAGTTGTTATATTGCAGATCGTTCTCATATTCAAGTATGGCTAATTTGCCTTCTCTAACTTTTAAAAAATGTAGATATACTTTATTTTGTACAGGTAATCGTGACGGTCCGTATGCAGTAATACCTAATGTTTCAGGTCTTGATAAAACTGCTATAACATCACTACCTTGAAACACAGAATCTGAGGATGATAAGTCACTTCTCATAGGATAATGACTTGATGGATTTATAATCCTTTCAGGCATTTCAATATTACGATTCATTTGAGAAAGTTGAATTATGCTTGTTTTGCCAACTTTCTTAGCTCTGATAAATACTCTTTCTAATGCTGCTATAATTTTACGTTCATCATTAGTATCATTTCCTTCGACCAATAATGTATGATCTAGAAATACAATAAGCCATTTATCTTTTGCAATCGTATTTTGAAAATAAGTTATAGTATCTTCTATCTTACTTACTGTAGCTGATTCATCTACATAGTAGATGGGATATTGTTTAATAACTTCTACTTCTTTTTCAATATCCTGTAGTAAACTATCAGAAACATCTTCTGATGCACTATATAGCTCTGAAGTTGTGTGACGCAACTTATTAGATAGTTTTCTTCCTACTTGTCTACTAGAGAGCATTTCAAAAGAAAATGATAATACAACTAATTCCTTATCAGGATTAAGTTCAATTAAGTCAGTTTCAAGCGTATTTACAAATGATGATTTACCAGTACCAGAAGCTCCTACTATAGTATAAACACATCCTGGTTCAATACCACCACAGCACATAAAATTAAATTTATTCCATCTACTTTTAAGTGGTTCAATTTCATGATTCTTACGCTGTTTTATATAGGTAACAGCTTCATCAGCGGCTACAGATATATGTTTGTATGGTAAGGGACTAGATAAGTTCTGTTCCATAGAGATTATCTTTTATTGGTTCATTAATTTGTTCTTCATAAATTTCCCATTCAGAGTTAGTAAGCCATTTCCACATAGTTTTCATATAACCTATCTTACCACTCATAAGTTTGTCAGATACTTCTTTTTCTAGACATTGAATGATATGATTATGTAAAATAGTATCATTTTTAACTATTTTATTATATAATGTTCTACATTTCTTTGAATTACCTTGCAAAAAGCCTTTAGTACCATCAGGTCTTACTACTACTATAGGATAATGCTTCTTAAATTCTTCGAATAAATCTGCATTACTAGTAATAATATTCACTAATAGTTCAGTTTCTTTATAAGAAACTTTTTTAGCTTTTTCTTCTCTAATAAGAAATCCTCTGTCGATTAAATCTTGTATATCATTGTCGCTGACCTGGCTAACGATGTCTTTGACTTCTTTGATAGATTTTTGATTATTGTCTAATACAAGATTTAAAAATACTAGCTGACTTAATGAAAGATTGTCTATTTTTTTTAATAGACTTGTATCTATTTCTAGTATCATAATGAATTAATTTAATTCATCTGTTCTAGAGTATGATAGTTTTTGTTAATATTCGTCAAAATTAAACAGATTTAACTGCTTTGGTTTTAGTTTTTCAATTACTTTTATACATTGATTAATATAATACTGATAATCTATATCATAAATACTTTGGAATGTTTCTCCTTGAGAGTATTTCCATTGAAGATCTTCATCAGAATAAAATTTATTATGTAATCTTACTCCATGATCTTTTAACATTATTTGATAAGACTTTTTACCAGTATCATCTAATTTCCATTTCCATAAATAATATCCACTATTACTAACATAGAAACGATTAATTCTTTGTTGAATTTGTTCATTATACTCAACTGTCCATTGTTTACCAGTTTTTTCAGCTTGTAAGAATTTACATATATCTTTACAAGACTTAATTGTATCTTCTACTGGAATATTATGTACAAAGTAATTTATAATTGCTTCAGGTATAATTTTAGGAGTTAAACCTTTACCTAATTCAATATCAGTCAGAAAGAATCCTTTCTTTTTTATTTTATTATTAGGTTCTACTCCAAAATAATCATTAATTGCCAATTGATAAAACTGAGTAAATTCTTCAGTTTCCAGAGTAAGCATAGTGAGCTTTTCCCATTCTTTTAATACTTGCTGTAATTCTTCATGTTTAGACTTTTTAAGCTTATATAAAATACCATCAGTATTAATCTGATATAATTTGCATCCTAACTTTAGAAGTCTTTCAGCGAGCATTAAAAGTAATAATTGACCATTAATTCTTACTTGCATAACAGTAAACGGTGAAAATAACCAAGATGTTTCATCTTGCATTTTACCTGATACACCATTTAACATGTATTTATATGTTTCGTTTTTGTTTTTTTGACCAGTCCTCTTAAATTCTAATCGATCATCAATAATTTGTGGAAATATTTGTCCTAATACATTCTTTAACTTAGGTGGGTAAAGATGATACATTCTCATAAGAGATGGGTATAGTGAGTTAACATCGCTATCTAATAATAATTCATCTTCATTTGGTTTAATAATACAAGTACCATTATCACCATGAATTCCACCTACTCCAATAGTTACTTTCATTTCACCAAATATAAAAGTATTTATATATCCTTTTCTACCTGGTGATACATTATGCTGATTTTTCATATCAGTTAACTTTTTTTGTAATATTGGAGATTCAAATTTTATCCAAGGAAATATTACTTTTTCAAGATCTACATAGTTAGCTGGAGATTTCATATTCTCTAATTGCTTCTTATTTAATCCTGTCTTTTCCATTACTTTTAATTGAAGTAATCTATCTCCTAGATTTACTCGATCTAAACTTAAGCAAGGTAATCCAAAATCTTTTTCAGTTTCTATACGCAATTCTAATAGATCTTTACATCTATATAGTAATTCTTCGGTAGATTCTACATCATTTATATTGTATGATATTAATCTATCTATATCCTTTTCAGGAAGATCTTGATGCCAATCTACTACGAATTCTTCTACATTCTTATATTGCATTGTTACTTGCATCTCTTTTAAAGATACTCGTAAAGCTTTAGAATATAGCATTGTTAATAGATCTATTGATAAGAAGTTTCTAGCGTATTTATACTCTTTCCATAAATCAAAATCAGAATTTTTATCAATTACTAATTGACTCATTCTAAATACTGACTCAGTTAATTCTCTAGTACTATAACTATTAAAATAATGTTTATTATATAACATTATGATATAGTTTAGTATAGGATTATCATAATGTATATTATTATAACCTACAAAATAATAATCTTCATAAAAGAATGTAACTAATCCTTGTATATCTACTCTTCTTGGAGATATTTCAAATACTGTTATTTGTTTTGTATCAGTATTTTTACAAGTACAAGTAAATACGTTTTTTAAAACTTCAATATCAAAGACTATGCAAGTTTTTCCTTTAATTTTCATAGTACTATGGTTAATTAGTTGCGGGAGATAGATTCGAACTACCAACCTCAGCCTCGTGAAAGCTACGCGCTACCTTTGCGCCATCCCGCTAGATTGTGCGTTACAGACGCACCCCTGTTGTATATTATGCTGCTTCACTTTTCGGATTAAGTCTACTACGATCTTTAAACTTATCGTTTAGCATTTCACTTATACATTTCTGATCTTTACCGATGCCAGAGTAAGCATAAATACCTACATATGTATCAGGTTCTTCTTTCATGCGTTTGTTATGAGCTTCTTTCATACGTTTGTTAAGTTCTTCTGGCTTACAGATGAATGCACAAACAGAATCACTTATAATTTCTGATGAAGCAATTGATGCAACACGTATTAAATAACGTACTTTTTCATCCTTCATTTTTGCTTCTGCAGCTTTAATATATTCCTCTGCTCTAGTTTTATCTACAGCAACATTGCTCTTTACTTTGGGAACTTTTATTCCACCCGTAGTAAGATACTTAGCACGTTTTTCTTCTTTTCGTGCTAGACGAGCTTTTTCAGACTCTATAAAACGTTTAAGATTCAATTGCTGAATCTTTTGTTGTTTAAGATGTTCTGTAAAAATCTTATCTTTACGTAGTTTTCTACGCTCTGCAATCCTTGCAAGACGCTCTGTTTCAGTACGTCTACGTTTCTCTACGCGATTAGCATAACCTTGACGGTCTGCTGCAATTTCTGATGCCTGACGCTTCATTTCAGCATTAAAAGCTGCTTTACCAGCTTCTTTTTTAGCCTTAATTGCTTCAATTCTCTCAGCTTTTGTAGTACGTTTAAGCTTGATCTCTTTATGATGCAATCGTTTAAGAGCGTATTCTGTATCACGTTTAACACGTTCTTCATGTTTTTTATTTCGCTCTTCTATAGATTGATTCATAAATTCTTCTTTCTTGTCAAGACGAGCTTCAATCTCTTCACGTTTAACAGCATGAGCTTTTGCAAGAAAATCTTGTTGTTTCTTAACATTAGCTATAGCTTCAGGACTAGGAATAGTCTTATTACGTAATTCTGCTTTATGTTTACGTTTCTTTTCGGCTATTGCCATTCTGTCTTTCTTGACCTTATCCTTAATTTTCTTATCGACTTCATCGAATTTTTTCTTCTGCTCTTCTTTCTCGATAGCACGAAGAATAATTCTATCAGCTAGATCATTAGCTGCAGATACAATTGCTGCTTTTTTAGCTTTCATTATATCTGACATCTTTTTCAGAAGAGTTTGTTTCACCTCTTCTTTTACTTTGGCTTTTGCAGCCTTTTCTGCAAGCTTAGTTTCAATTTTCTTGATATATTCGGCTTGCTCTTCATTTAAAGCTTCTACTTTATAACCTAATTTCAAAGCCTGACATACATCAGACTTCCATGTTTTACTTTCTACCGGATATTTTTTGGTAGAATTGTCAATTGTTTGAGATTTGATATCTTTTTTCATGACTTTGCTTTTTAAAATGTTAATATTAATATTTCGAGACTTGTTGGTCTCCGGGGATTCGAACCCCACTTGCCACTCGTTATTTTGAAGAGAATTATTAACTTAAGAAGGCATACAATTTAAAAATATCAAAATAACTTACGGAGACCAGTTTACCTTATGCCGCCAAATACATATATGCAGTAGATATATCTATTTCAGCATTACTGTTGAAATCTTCAAGCTTTTTCTTTAGAGCATTGATTTCTAGCTGCAGTTTATTCTTTAGTTTAGTGATATAATCTGCAGTGATTTCTTCAGTTTTAAACAATTTCTTTTTACCAAGTTTAGCTTTTAAACCAGGATTAATAGTCGGAATAGATCCCAACTGAACTAAATACTCATTCTTTTCAGATAGAGTATAAATGATAGGATAAATACTTTCTTTAGGAAATTCTTTACGACTCTTAAAACCTAGATTAATAGCAATTGAATCCAGCTTGGTCTGAATTCGATTATTGGACACTTCTGTAATTGTATCCAACAAAGCTTTCATATCGTAATTTCGTGTAGCATTTTTATCGATCAAATTTTCAGTACGAATAATATTCCACATCTTTTTAATCTCTTTGTCATACTTCTTACGATTTTCAATAATTTCAGTTGATTTAATTTTCTTCATATACTTTTGATTTTAATTGATTAAACATAAAAGTATACTTAAATATGATCAACTACCTGTACTTTGTGGCTATGTTCATCCCGATATGACATCTTCGTCTTATTCTTGAAGCTTTCCTTCACTTAGTATCCATTACAGATACATTATCATAGCCTTATAAGATATAGAGAAAGGACTTGACTTACATCTGCAAGTCCTTTGATATATCTTGAAAAGTAATAATTATATTTAATATATTGTTACGTTACATCTGCTATTATATGTTTAATACTCTTATTACTTTAGAATAGTCAACTTTAATTAACTAGGATACTTACCTATTTTAATCGCATAGAAATCTCCGAAACCATCTTGTACCAATACTCGCTTATTCGGAAGTCTTACCTCACCTTTTTCCGAAGAAGCTTGCATTGCTGCAACATCGTTTAGATATCCTAGACGATAACCAATAAATATCCGAGTAATAGCATAGGAGTAATCTCCTTTATCTAAAGCTTTAGTAAAATCTTTTACAAGACAATCAAAAGCTTCATTGTTTCGCGTTCCACCTTTTCCAGTAATGACTTTAATAAGCCGTAAACAAATATCATTAGTACTCAATACTTTCTCATCTTTAAAGAGTCTGTTGATAAATTTGTATTTTGTTCTGCCTAACGTTACACTACCGTCTTTTTCGACACGAATATATCTAGCTATTTCTTTCTCATCCATAAATAGCAAAGATATAAAGTCTTTATCAGCAAACATATGCTGAAGGTCTAGGAACGCTTCTTTCGTTAAAGGCGTACTCATAGTTTACTTTATCCGAAATAATTATTAATTTCGATACCTTCGGCAGCCATTGCCGTTTTACAAGCAGCAATTTCAGTTTCGTTTGCAGTTTCAAATGTTTTAATGAACCGCATCTGTTCGTTGACAAATGCTGTAAGTTTAGCCCGTGATTCCATATTCAGAGCAACTATTTCTTTTGTCAACTGAGGATAATCAATAAAGATTGTAATCTCATTGGTTGATTCGAACCGAGTAATCGCATTCTTTACGCTTTCTGCGTTGGGCTTCGGGATAATATCCGCAATGTCGTTAATACCGGAAATCTGAAGCCGTAACTTCGAATCGCCGTTATACTCTACAAATTTAGTGCCTTCAGCACTTTCTACTTCCTGAGCCATTTTAACCTTAATAGGTTTAATTGAATACAGATTAATCTGCTGACTAGTCCGTAATTCATTGTTCTGTACTTTCCGTGAATAATTCGGATCTACTGAGTTCTTCTCTATAGTGAGAATATATTTACCTAATGATGCACCACACTGTGATGCCAAAATAACTGATTTATCCATTTTTAAATTCCTTTTTTGATTCCGTGGTTGATTCCACCTACGGAGATGTTAAACAATTGATTTACATATTTTATGAGTTTAAATTAACGAGTTTTGCTCTCTTTGTATAGATTTTATTATATAGAGGATATGTCTAATCGTCTACGTACATTCAAGTACAATCCTTTACAAAGTATAAATATTTTCGTTTTAAACGCATAATCTTCATATTAATGATTTACTTACATCGAAATCAAGGTAGATACTTCCTCTTCCTTTCTGCATTCCTTGCTTCTACAAAGTAGTTCGGATACCAGAATTAATATTACTTATACGAGTGTCTACATATAATAAATTAATAGCTTATCATACTATTGATACTGCACAGCTTTTTCTTTAGACTAATGAGATCTAAGACATTTAATATACATATTATAATACCATTACTTTAGATTTTACAATTCTCTTACGCTTAAGAGAAAGGAACTATTGCTCATCATATTAACTTAGTATTTCCCGGCGTCTCGGGGTTAATCTCAGCAAGTAATCACAAATACAAAGTAACTGTTTGCAAGACAGTTGCACATGCAGATTGGCCTGTCATGTAGCTTATGATTACCCAGAAGTTAATATTTACCACTTTATCGAATCCGTTACAGATACGGTCGTTTTCTAACGTTACTTAACTAGTTCTGCCCTACAAATGCAGTAACGGTTTTAAGTTTCCTATACGGAATTACATACAATAATATATATTATTATATAACCGTCCATAGGATTGTTTTACAAGCACGAATATTGAGGACTTCCACCTACTTTTCACTACTCTTTCCGCACGACAGGTATCCAGTCTATGAAGATTCATGAAACGCTTTCTAATGAACATATATTGTTGCGCAATATACTCTATTAGTTTTATTTAGCAATAACGGTTGGCTTGCCAAGGACGCAGTCAGGAAACATATACTACTATACAACAGCAGATTCTACTATCCCTAGCGGGGACTCCCCTGGATTTATTATTTCGTGGGCGTAGCCACTACTTAGGTTAAACATGTTATTCTCGCTTTTATTTAAGAGTGACGTTAACTCTCGGGCCAGTGATGAATCGTTGGATTCAGGTAAATGTCATAACATTTACGTTTCTCTGGATTAACAGACTTGAATTTAGCCCATTGACTATACATTAGCCCAACTTTCGCCTTTTATCTCTCGGAAAGCCGACTGAGATCTGATTGAACTTCTACCTTTCTTCTCAGGTAACGGTGTTTCTACCGGCGTATTTAACTTTTCGATAACGTAAATTATTGAGATCCCTCTCACTTCTTGCGAAGTAACCACCTTGCTAAAGGGTGTCGTTATTCTGTAGTAGTGTTATAGGACACTTTTACAACCTGCTTCTTTCCATATATTATTGTGTCATAACTTGAAGCAAACACTGACACATTTGTATTAATCGTTCTATTAAGTATAGGTTTGGCACCTAATCCGGATAATCTGTCATACTTAAATATAATAAAAGTCTCGAATTCTTATTATATTTAATGAATTTAAAGTTCATTGTATGGATCATAGCCTCTCAGCCATATGTTCTAAAGTAATAATACAAACTATTATCCTTTACTTCTTAGAGTAAAAGACTACGGAATCGTACCGTTTTACTTCTTTACGTAGCACCTAATAGCACCCTCGATTAATCTCTCTGCCTTCATACCTACTTTTATATGTATTTAAACATACGTTCCAATTTAAACCATTTGGTACCTTGTAGAGAACACTACAGTAGCATTTTTATCTTATCTATATCTTCCAATAATAGATTCAGAATGGATGCTTTGGACACACCCAGAAACGTTAGTCAGGAGTCAAAACTTAGTAAATTTTTGGATATTTACTAAGGGGCAACTCGTGTTTAGTCCCTTCTTGATTTCGTACATGATTGTACCCACGGACATAGGTTTCTCCTTTGTGTAGACTTCAATACACTCATAAATATATCTCATAACTATATTTACTTTAGGATGCCGATACCTTTGCTGAATTTGTCTTCGTGTCTGCTGACCTAGATCGCGTTTTTTAAATCTCCGCCAGACGGTTCTCTGAGATTTTATGGGTTTAGCACGCTATCCCATTTTCTTACTAATTCTTCACGGATAAAGTAATAAATCCATAGTAAGCTATCATATTACCTTTTGAATCACAGTGTTAGCTGTTATCATATTCTCATATCCTGTATTACTTATCTATATATACGAATCCTCTTGGCCTTTGATATTCCTAATATATATATGCTGTCTTATTGCTTTTAGAGTGTACAGCTACAATACCACTATATATAATGCCCTGCTTCTTACTACGGGGGAGAGACTCGTTTTCCCCGGTGCCATTCTACGGTAAGCACATAGTTAATCACTAATACAATAAGCAAAAAATAAACAAAATAAATAGAATAAGATAATACCAATTAATGATACTATATTAGTTTTAGTTATTTTTTGCTTCATTTCTCTACACTTTTAGGATACTCGGGTACAAATTTGTGAGAACGGGGAGTTGGTAGAGTGAACATTACCGGTCTCGTTTGTACCTCAGTTTTTGTTTCATATACTACTTTGGGTTTAGATTTTTTATACACTACCTTTTCCACGATTTTCGTGGGGTGATTGACAGTTATATCAGTACTTGTAACGGGTATATTACTTTCCACGATACTTTTACCTGTCTCTAAATCCAGGTTAAGTTTAAAATTACCTGGAATTGGGGGTAACTGAACCGTTTTAATGGTTTCTGTTGCCGTAACACTTTCGGGTTTGAAAATGTTAGTATTGTAGGACATAATAAGACCTACAACGAATACTGCTAAATAAGCAAATTTACCTTTCATTTGATATAATAGGTTATTTACCCATTACAGCCTTGAAATCTTCTTTTGTAAAGAGCGGGAATGCAGCTTCTTTATCGACATACATGTTACGTATTTCGATCATTTTATTTGCTGCTTTCAGAGCAAAATCTTCGTCAGATTTAGAACCTACTTCATCTTTATAGATATCATAGAACGGTCCCATAATCTTCTTGAACCAATCCATTAGTTCATCTTCTGCCGGCTTTTGCAACGCAATGCGTACAAACGTATCACGAGTTGGAGCCAAAATACCCTTTACTACACAAGGATCTTGTTCTATAGGCTGTGCAGGATCTGCGTGCATTACTTCAATAAACGCTTTAATCAAGTCTACTACATCTTGATCATTCAGACCTTTCATATTCTTCCGTAAGAGAGAATGTGCAAAGATCATAGTCTGACCTAACTTCAACGAAGTTGTGGTAGAAGACATGAGTCCAGAGAGCACAACAATACCTTTCTTACCGATAATGTTGAAATACTCTTTTGCAAGAGTTCCTAAGTTAGCACTACTCCAGATTCCCTTCTGAACGGGATCTTCTGTAGTATTCTCACGATATGTCTTGATTTTACCCAAGATACGTAAGAATTTGTTAGATGGAGTTTCTCCTGATTCTTGAAGATCTTGAGTGATTGCAGCTTTCGCTTCATCATCATTCTTCCAATTCAGGGGATTCATTTGTTCTTCGGTAAGTTTTACATGTTTAGGTAGTTTAACTGTTGAAGCTAAACCTGATGCGGCATTCTCTGCATCAGCTGCTGCTTTTGTTTCAGGAGAAATATCCTTAAATTCAAGACGCATCTGATTGGGATCATCTGTAGGATGAGCTTCAAGAGCAACACCCATAGATGCAGCCGTATCAATAGCTTGCTGAACAATAAGTTCATCGTTCGGTGTAAGCATATTGCATTCACGTTTCTGTGCAAATGATTGTACAGACAAACGTACAGCATACCACATCATATTGTAATCCAGCATGGATTCCATCTGAATCGTAATAGGTTTACTACGATCCATCCGGGCAGTACGACGTTCAAGCGCCGATAAGAATTCTGCAGCATGATTCGCATCCATCAGATCATTAGGGCCCATAAGTGAAATCAGGGAATCTACTTTAGGTGATTCTAACGGAGAAGCTACAGGTTTCTTTACTTCTTCTGCTGCTACATTTTCTACTGTACCAGTAGCATCAGTAGTAGGCTTTTTTGTCTCCTTTTCCTCTTTCTTAGGAGCTGTAGGAGCTGCGGGTTTAGGAGTTTTATCTTCCTTTAATCCAGTCTTCGGCTGTTCTTTCTTAGTTTGTGCAGCCGGTGCAGCCGCAGTAGCGGCAGTAGTTTTCTTTGTTTTATCGTCAATTTTCTGACCTTTGTTCTTATTATTTCCCATTTTGATAATGTTTAATTCGCCTTTTCGAATATTAAAAGTTAATAAATTATTTTATAAAGCTAATAATGTGATCCCGTTATATTCATCTAGGATGAATCTGGGAATGGAGGAGCTATGCGTTCAGTATACGCAAGCTTTTTGGAATTTAATCGTGGAAACTCCTTTACTACAGTTTTATAATCCTGTACCTGACTCACAGCCCCAGAATGGCTAGTTTTTACAGGTTCCAACACTGTACAAACAGACTGTGTGGATACAGGATTACTAACTGCAATGGAATTTTCAATCTTAGTATTCTCTTTTTTACTATGGTTTCCCTTAGTAGCAAATTGAATACCAAGACCCACGACAACAGAAAATGCCAAAGTAAGCAATAAATTGCTTGCCATTGACGAACTACCGTAATATCGTGCAATTGCAACAATACCGATAATTACTAGCATAGATACAATGAATGTTGTCATGTTTTGTTAGTTTTTGAAATTTTTTGAAAATAATACTTGAGTCTATGCTTAGCTTTGTTTAAGTCAGACTTTACAGTTCCAACTGGTATACCAAGCTCAGCACTTAACTCTTCATAACTTAGATTACCAAAATATCTGAGTTCTAGAAGGTTCCTATATTTGGCTCTAAGTCGAGTTAATGCAATTCTAAGAATATCTATTGACTCTGATTTAATTAAATCAGTTTCGGGATCGTTATCACTAGATATTTGAATTGTATTATCCTCATTATCTATAGAGATATTATCTTGTTGATTCTTATTCTTTCTAATATAGTCAATGACTGTATTTACTGCAATAGTTTTTAACCATGCTTCAAAAGAAATAGTTTCAACAAAATAATCGAGACGTTTGAAGGCCTTAGTAAAAGTAACAGATAATAAATCAGCTGTTGCTTCTTCATCTTTTATCGCATCATATATAATATATCGTATTAAACGATAATAATTATCATATAATTGCTTAAAGGCCTTTTCATCACCGTGCTTCGCCTTTTCAATTAGAATTTTTTCTTCTTCTTTCATAGGCCTACGGATTAGTGAGTAAGAGAGAACCCAATCTCTCTTACCCTATTATCATTTAATACTTAATATTTAAACGATAATCTGGCGCAAACGGAAGCTGTACTATTTCTTGCCAAAAGAAAGTATCATATGCTCGTTTACGAATCCAAAAACAATATATAGTATTATCAAATAAATAATCCTGATATTGTCTTGGAATGTTTAATTTGTCGATTAAAGAAGTAGCTATTCGTAGCTGTACTTTATCGGTTGCGATAGGACTTCCTACCATCAATTCAGGTAGAAAAAGTTTAGTACTAACTCTATATAACCAAGTTTGTACATTTTTTCTTTGTTCTAAGCTAAGAATAAATTTATCACTTATTGGTTTATAATAAGGTTTAAAATATTCTTTTGCTTCTTCTCCACCTATTATGTTCCAATCACATCTATAACCACTATTATTATCAAATAATGGTAATAAATAATCAGGAACACCTTCATGTTTAATGAAGTCAATAAACTGCTGTGATAGCTTTGCAGATTTATCGTAAATATGTTTCTTCACTTCATCTGCATTCACGGTCGTAATGATAATTTGAATTGTTTCCAAATCTCAGTGGCAGTGGCTACGTCAAGACCTTCATCTTTACATATGTTAATAACTGCCATATTATCATCCATTTCTAATAATTCATCCTTATTTTCAACTAATGTTGAATATTTGGATAAATCAAGAACATCCTCTTTTACATCCTCAGATTTTTTTTCTAATTTAATTTGAATAGGAGTGTAAGTATATGTATTAGGATGTGCTTCCATGTCATTTTGTAATATTCGTTTATCTGCGTCACTAGCATAAACACCACCAGTAAAATTAGATAAATTGATTATGTTAATTACACGTAACATAGGTAATTCACCACCTATACTTACTAAAAATTGCTTACCGGTAGAATTGTGTTCTGCAACATATAAACCTGGTTTATTAAGCGTTATGATTCTTGATGACATGTTTTGTTAATTTTATTGTTATACACCTCAATAATTTTCTCAGCTTCGGTGAGTGATACACCAAATTCCTCTTGAATAGCAATATTTGCCATTAAAGGATTAGGATTTTCATCGATAATCTGTTTAAGCTTATCTTTTTCACCTGGTTTAAAATAAATCCAATAAGATAGTTCCATATTACTCTGGGATTAGGGTTTCTAATTCTTTAATATTTAAGTTACTTATTACTGTACTCATTTGTTTTGGTACATTGTAAGTAATATAAGCTGGCTTACAATGCTTGTGTGCTTTGTTATGCCAATAATCCCACCATGATCTTTCATGCAATGAGATACGAGCGAATTTACTCCTAATTCCATCGTTAACACATAGAATAACAATCTTTTGCTTAGAGCTAATAAGACTGTTATCCTTTTCCTTACTGGATGGAATTGCTCCTAACTCAATAAGTTTTCGATACAATCCAACTACACTATTTCTACTTCCAGCTCCTATAAATTCTTTACTGAAAGTCTTTAGATTACCGTGTAATTGGCTTAAAGTCATCTTTTTCATCTGATTACTTTTAAGAAATTAAACATAAGTTAATTGTTACTCTTGTGGGACTCGAACCCACATTCCGTAATAAAATTACGATTCTAACCTGTTGAACTAAAGAGTATCCCTAACTTTCGTATTTAGCACGCATCATATTCTTACGCTACGCAAGAATAATCAGTGACAAACATAGTGTTGCCATTTAATAAAACAATGTTGAACCTATCTTATCTCTCTAATTTGCTAGTCAAATCCATGCAGCCCCTTTTGACCGTTCTAAAATTTAAAAACTTGGCGCACGGTCAACACGATCAAAAATCCTAGTTTTGTTTTCCTTGTAGCTCTTGTAAGCGTGGAGCTGGAGGGAGTCGAACCCTCGTCCTAACAATGATTAATAAGCCTAATGAGACACAATACAGTTCTTATACTGTGAATATCTACTTTTAATAATTTTAATAATGTGAACCAAAAGGTCGTGAAAGTAAGGAGATTTCTCTCCTTACTCTCTATTCCTCATAGTCATCATATGTACCATCATAAAGATCTGGAAAATACTCTAAATCTTCCTGAATGTTCATAATGATATCTATAAGTTCTTCTTTTGACTTATTTTCTAAGTCTTCTCTTGTCCAATCCATAATTGTGAATTTTTAAGAGTTTATCCTAAGTAATACTAAATATTGTTTATAGGGCGACTGTACTAATTGGTCCTATATTATTTTGCTGTCTAAAGACGCTTTTTCTTACAGGACGTGTTATTACACATTTTTCTCTTCTATAAATAATATTTAAGCATAAAGCATTATATTACTTAGGATTGTGTGCCTTTGATAGACTGATAGAAATTGAAGTTTGTATAAATATTTTAAAAATCATACAAATATGATTTACTTAACATTTATACTATATATTAAAGATAAAACTTCGGCATAAAGCACAATTTCTATATGTGTTTTGATAACCATTACTATAAAACTCTACAAGTAGAGCCTATTGTTTTTATGCAAGACATAAAGTACAATAGCTGAAACAATAGTAATGATCTTCGGCACATGATCAGTGGCACGTTGTTTTTCCACCCTACGGCATATAGCACTTGAGGGAAGTTGTCAATTCAACTTAATTACCTACTAAATCCATTCGGTTTAATAACTTTCGGCACTAACTAATATTAGTGTCTCTACAAAGATTATTGAAGCAGCTTCTATTGTAAAGACACTAATACTAATTGATAAGCTTTACAGTACTTATCGGCACAGGTTCGGAGTTGTTATTAATCATCCCAATCATTCAGGACGTCATAACACTGCTTCTGCAACTGGTTACGCAGAGTGTAGTATTCATCAGAAATACTACGTAAAGCTTTAGCTTTTTCGTCATCGGCTTTACGATTTGCTTCACGAAATTCTTCCGGTGTCATCTTTCCTTCTTTTACTGCAATTTCATTTGCTTCTTTGGCCTTCAAACAAGCTTTGATTGGATCTTCTTCGTCACGATTACGCTGCAAATTCAACAACGCATTTTTGCGTTCGAATTCAGAGTCAACGGCAATACGCATCATTTCCTTTGTCAATTTTGCGTTACGTTTCTTAGCCAGTTCTTCAGCTGCTGCAGTTACTACTTCTTTGTTAATGATTCTACCATTACGGATTTCGTCTTTAATTTCGCTCATAATTTTGATAATTTTAATTGTTAATAAATAAAGTTTATTTGGATAATTCGTTTATTACGATATCATTAATTTTTCTCCAGTATTCATGACCTTGTTTAGTATTTCTCTAAGTGAATGCAAGATCAATAGGGCGCTCAGAGTTAATATTATAGCATATATTTTCTCTTGCTGTTCTGTCGGACCAACCATAACGAATAATTTTGTCTGTATATTCTTTTATGAATTTACCTTCAGCTTTATTCTCTCTTAAGACATTAGATAATACTGGATTTTTATTTAATTCTTCTCGTATTAATTTTTTAATTCTACTTTTTCTTTCTTCTGGTGGATCTTTATCAGAGGCAAACTCAGCTTCAACAGATCCAACAATCCAATTATCAAGCCAACCCATACTTTTTACTTTTTAATAAGG